TCACTACTCCACTTTGTGCTGTCGCACTACGTTCACCTAAATTGTCGCTACATTCACACTTCGTGTTCACTTACTTCTGTACAGAACTGATGTCGCACCACCTCACTATGTTCGGTTCACTTCTGTACACTTATATAATACAATAAAAAGAGCGACAAGTCAAGTAACTTGTCACCCTTATTTTTACTTTACTGCGTCACTTCTTCTGCTTGAATCTTATACCATTTCTGTAATACATCATCAGTTCTGCTGTAATGATTTACCCAGATATTACCACTAGAGATATCATTAATCTCAACTCTGTTGTTCGGTCTATGTCCAGTAACTTTCAATCTATAGTAGTCACCCACATCACTCGGCAATCCTGCCACATTATTATCATTCTTATTCAAGTCAATGATAAGCTCATGATAAATAGGTACTTTGCTAGCAATTGCTTTTACACTACTATTGACAACACCCTCTGCAATACCCATGCTTACATAGTCAGTCGTTGTAGGTGTAATATTAACCCAGTCTGTTCTGTGCATTTCTGTGTCGCTATCTTTGATATATAAGCATCTGTAAGTAAATGTGGTTTTATTAGGGTAGAATTCACACATCATTTGCCTTGAGCTAACAGGGAATATTTTCATGTTACCACTCTTAGTAAATGTCCATGTAGGTAGGTCTTTAGCAACTGTCATTGCCGAACCAACATTAAAAGTTGCGGACGCTTTCCAGTTAAGTTTTGTTAAAATATCGTCTAAAGTTGCGTTAATACCATAGTTACTAAATCCCATTTCACTCAATGAAGTGTAATAAGCTCCTACTTTATTAGCGATATTTAACATCATACTCATACTAGGAATAGCGAAACGTTCATCTGTGTAGCTGTCTTTCAAATTATATTCACTTAAATATTGGTGTCTGTTCCACACATCTCTTAAACTAGCGTAGTAACGTAACATCCATATAAACACAGCTTTGTTACTTGCATAAATATCGTTCCACTGGTTATCAGGAACAGGACTTCTTACGATATCGCTGTTTTCATCATCCCACCAATCACCACGTTTTTTCACGTGTTTCCAACCTACCTCATTAGTGTAACTTAAAGTGTAATTTCCTGCATAGTTAATGCCAGCCCATGCACTGAATCCGATTGGTGTACTCTGATTACCTACTTGTGGTGAATATGGCACTTGCATGAGTTCACACAGTTTTACACCGCAGTCAAAGTTACGGTTGTTCTGTAAACCTTTCAACCTATAGTTCCATATATTAGTAGGTCCTTTTTGGTGATAATTCATAAATGTGAAGTAATAATTTCCGTCACTTCTCTCATACTGTGAGATATAAGCTCTATAGGAAGCGTTTTCATCAACATACGCTCTAATGCCTTGTGCGCCATATACATATGCATCAGCATGTCCATAGTTTACTCCATTTAAGGCTACATCAACTGTAGGTTTCATGGCATCTGTCCACCAGTTATAGTGTAAGTCAATACCGTTAGCATTCGCTTTCCAAGCGTGTAAGTCTTTTTCTCTGAACACATACGCTTCATAGCTTACACTAGGGTCACCACCAAGAGAACGGATGTACTCTTCAAGCTCTGTTCTGCTCTCAACATCCCATGTTGAACCGTTTGGTTCATCTTTCGCATGGTTTCTGATATAGTCGGTTGTCAGTTCCTCAATCTTTGTCTTGATTGCTTCAGGAATATCGTTAAAATAGCTATATCCTTGTAAACCAAGCATCCAAGCATCTGGATTCGCCATTGGGATAACGTGTATACAAGTGTCATTGCCAAGAATCTCACTCCACATATCCACACCACCATATACAGCATTTTTCGCTAACACTTCCATCTGTGCAATAGCTATACTAGCACTACAGTCTGTTCCATGAAAACCATTGAAAACAAACATATGTCTAGTTGCTGTTTCTGTGCCGTACTCCATAGCAATCAACGGCAATCCAAGAACAGATGTACCAATAATTTTTTTGCGTACTTTTGGATAGTTGAGCATCAGTGTGTCGATGTCTTCTACCATCATATCATAGGTGTAGTTACGAATTAGTTTTCTTGGAATTACGGCATCCGCTAGTTTTGTGTTGTCTGTAATATTGAATGTATTGTTGTAAATTCTTTCTGTTTTTAGGTCATTGAACATTTTATACAGTTTTGCAATTTGCTCTTCATAACTTAATGAGTCATCATAAGTAAGAGGTAATACAGGATTTCCAAGCATACAATCATTTCTGTCAAAATCATACATACGTTTTTTCTCCTTTACCATAATAGCATAAATAAATCTTCAAGTTCCATTAATAAATGTTTATTAATATTTGTTAATGTTTCACGATAATGTCTTAACATTGTACCATTGTCAAATACACCACGATTTCCTTGTACTATTTCAAAATATTCGTTTAAGTTAGTAGCCTCATGTTTTATTGTATTTGTTGAATTGTTTTCGTTTGTGTTTGTGTAACTTCCGTTTGTTTCGTCAATCGTTGCACTTGTAAGATAAGTATCATTTTCAAGACTTGATATACTACCTTGTGGTGTATCAGAAAATTTGCTTTTTAACTTACTAGTGTTACTGTTTGTTTGTTTTCCTTTGTCTGTTGATTCACTGTCATTTTTACTTTTGTTAGTGTCGTTTATGTTACCTTTTCTAGTAAAATCCGTATCCCATAACGGATTGAATTCTAGAAGGTCACTTGCGTACCATTTATTGTAGTATGGCATAATCGTAATCATTTTGTCTGCAAGCTTCAATTTCCATAAGCCAACTGTTTCGAAGCCTATTTCTCTTGTGTAGAAATGTCTCAAAATCATGATTTCAAGTACACTTCTGTATTTTTCATCAAAAATAGGATAGTCAAAGTCGAATATCTTTTTGTGAACAGATTTTAATATCTTTTCAATATCATTGTATCCTGTGCTGTGTTCCAATCGGTAAAGAGATTCACAGATAAATCGAACCTCTGTTGTGTAACTACTCACCTACGTCACCGCCTTTCTGTGAAACATTTAACCCATCTAAACTTGTGTCAAGTTCTTCCCTATAGTCTACGATGATATTTGTACCGAACATTTTGTTGATTTTTTCTACTGCTGTTTGACGTTCATGTAAACGGCTGAATTTACTTGCAATACTACCACCCTGCGAACGGTTCACCTCGTCACTCACAAGTCGTTCACGTTTCGTAATGTTTACGTTTGAAATACCAAGATACGTTAACGCTTCATTCCATATGTTTGTTTTCAATTCGTAAAGCTGTGGTGCTACGAATGGTGCATCTGTTCTAATTGCTGTGATATTGTCTGTATTTAACTGGTCACTTCCAAAGATAAAAGGCATCCCGCCGTCATACTGTTGGTACAAGTTAGCCATTGACAAACGCTCATTTTCACCCGACTTGATAAGAACTGGTGTTTTCTGTGCGTTAATGTTTACGTCAATCGTTCTGTCAATATTTGCTAAACGCATAGCGAACATTTTGCAAGCTTCAACGCTGTTGGTGTGTAACATATTGTTATGAATAATCACGCTGTTTGTGTCGTTCAAGTCTTTTAAGTATCCGTTTACTGCGTACGCTTTTGTCTTGATTGGTTCACGGTATACGTTTAATCTACCATCAAGAGTCGCTTGTAAAAATAAGTTTCCAAGAACATCGTCATTGAAATAAACGCCTGCGCCATCCTCAAACAACGTTAGTTCCAAGAATCTAGAATCAACTGTGTCTGGTAAATTCTTCCATTCGATACAAGAGATTGCAATTTCTTTTAGTCGATTATAGTAGTATTGCCATGATACGCAGTTTTGTAGCATACTTGTAAAAAACTGGTTTTTATATTTGTTTCTTCTGTTTCTTCCCATTCTGTTATCACCTCTTTATACAGGACTGTTATCGTATGAATAGTTGCCAATTTCCTCACCATTTTCCCAAAATGTGATTCCACTGTCGAAAATCTTACAGATTACTTGCATATCAGGGGCAGGAACGCTACCACGTGCCACGCAACCACTTGTCTGAATGTAATTCCAGTGGGGTCTTAAACCTTTACCGCTACATACGTTAGGCTGTTTCACTCTGTTGCAAGCGTATCCGAACATGGTGAAAAATGTGTCAATGCTTCTTGCGTACTCATAAGGGATACACATTCTACGATAGAACAGTTGGTTTTCTCCCTGCGCTACTAGCAAGTTACTGTTTCCAAGTGTTCCTCTGAATAAGTCAGCTTGGATGCTTGCTCCATATTCGTTAAGAGTTTGGTTCACATATTCATTTGCGGGTTGCATGATTGCATTTATAGCTTCTCCAACTACTCCACCTATGTTACCACTTAAAGCACCCATGGTCATACCTGCTACTGCGCCAACTGTTGAGTTAGTAACAGTTTGTGCCATTTTAACTTTATTGATGTAGGTGTTCTGTGCTAGCCAAACCTTGTAAGCGTCATTATTCCAACTGCACATTGGAAAGTCCATCATGTTTAATGACTCCATTCTGTATGGTGATTCTCCGCTACCTTTGTAGTGTGTAGGGAATACACACGCTTTCACAGGCGTATTCTTTGTGCCCTCAATACGGAATCTAGGTGTTAGATTCTCAAAGAATTCATATCTCAACACAAGACTGTTATCAACACCGTTGTCAAATTGGAAATAGTTATATGGGTAAGTGTAAAGCTTGTTATTCTTAGGTTTATAGCCATTTAAAGATGTTGTTGCAGGGTCTACTGGCTTGATAAATGTTTCATCAGAATCATATGAAGCTCCCTTTTCAGTAGCTTGTATTTTGTTGTCATCACTCTTTGTGCCTATAAACATGGTTGGGCACATCCACATAGCAACAATACTGTCAGGACTTTCTGTGTATCTGATAACCAGTTCTTTGAGTGCATCCATTTGAGATTGAGTACCGCACTCAAAAGCATAGTATACACAGCCTGAAAAAACACCCTCAAATAACCCTCCTACTGTTCTTTCATTGTTGTCACATATTGCAACTACTACAGAAAGAGGCTTCATAATGTTTATTCCTGTTCCGTGACTACCCTCTACATACTCTCCTAGTTTTACTGGTTCGGGAAGAATATTGTCACCGATTGCATCTGTCGCGCTGTGTTCACGAACAACCATACTGTCTCGAATTGTGAAGTCAAACCACCATGTTTGAATAACGTCTAGTACGAATGTGATGTAACATGCGTTGTCATTGAGGTATTCTACACCAGTTATGAAAGCATAGAACCACTTTGAACCATAGGAAGTGTTACGAAACATCATGTAATTGCAGTCGTAACAATCGTCTGCGGATAACTGGACTTTTGAGTACCCACGTTGCACACGCTGATAGGTTTGGCGTGTTAATTGGTGTTTTGTTTTATTCGCAAAGTAGGTACTTTGTGCGGTTGCGTCTGTGAAGCGAATGGTGTGGTTGTAGGTTGGGTCTAGTGGAACGCCTGTTAAGAGTCGGATATCTGTTTTTGGTTCAATCAAGTTATCACCTCTCTTTTCTTAGTTAATTAAAGTCTTTTTAGTTGATTGGTGCATGTGATTTCATCTCATTGACTACAACACTTGCTATCTTTTTAGCACCTAAATTATTAGGGTTAACACCGTCTTGTAACAAAACATTTACATTTTCTGTATTGATACCAGAATTGTAATAAATATCTATGCAAGGAACACCCCACATTTTAGCCACATCTTTTGTTGCGTCTGCAATAGCTTTAAGTCTTGCTGAATTTTCACCTGAGTACTGCGTATTTGCATTGAATGGCGGTGTCATAATATAGATTACTATGTCCTTAAATTTATTAGATGTTATTAAACCACTATAATTTATATCTGAATATTTACCGCTTGATAAATTGTAAAATTTATATAACAACTTAGAAATCAAAACATTGTAAGCACCAACAAATGTATTCGTATCATGGTTAGTTATAGATATATCACCAATATTAACAGAAGCGGCACTGTCATTAGTTCCGCCCATAATAGTTAATACGTCTGTGTCTAAAGGTAAACCGTTAATTCTATTATTCTGCCACATAGCATTATTGATATTTCCACTAATTCTAGTACCACTAATACCTTTATTTACGATCGTCGCAAAAAGAATTTCGTCATTCACGAAACTCTGCCATAAGTTTTGCTCTGTTATATTGTCCCCAAAAGTCGTTAATTTCTTACCTTTATACCAATTATCATAGTTTAGTAAATCAATATCATCACTGTTCTTTTTAATATCATCACTGTTCTTTTTAATATCATCACTGTTCTTTTTAATATCACTCTTGTTCTCTGTTACATCAGCTTGCAACGAAGAAATCTCATGGTCAAGTGCATCAATCTTTTCTAGAATTAACATATCCCTAGCTCTTGCACCCTTTCGAATATTCTCACCAACAGTGTCAAACACCTTACCATTTGCATCCACATTGTCTGCATAAACTTGTCTTGCCATGTTAGTTCTCCTTTCATAGTAAGAATGTTTCACGTGAAACATATTTCAGAATCACGTGAAACTTATAAATTAGTTAAGTTTCTTAACTTTTGACTGTGTAGGTTCACTCTCCACAGCTTTTCCACCATCTACTGCAAGTGATACCGCATCACCCTTATTAAAGGTAATTGTATCACCTACATTAGATGCTGTTGTAAGTGCTGTTCCTGCTGTGTACTTATAACCGCCGTAAATCATTTCAAGTGTAGTCGTAGTCTTTCCTTTTGGGAAGATTACCGCACCATACTTGTGAATTGCAATGCCATTAGTAACAGCATCCTGTGTCTGTACAAACTGATAAGCACCGTTTGCAAGAGATACATTATCGTCCTGCACTTCAAGTGTAAATACTGTTGCTTCCTCTGCAATGTCCTTGCTACTCACTTTAACTGTTACTGTTGCAGGCTGTGCAATACTTGCATCATCTGTTACAAATGTAATCATGTTAGAGAATGGAGATACCGCTACAGTTTTCCATGTGTTGTAGAAATAGTTCCAGTACATTCCACTTGCGCAATACTGCTCTGTCATTCTTGACAGGTTGTCGTATACTTGGAAGTAATTTTCGTCCACAAGAACTGCTTTCACATTTCTCATAGCAGTAAGTTCTTCTGCTGTTACTTCTTCGATCGAATCACAGTTAGCACGAATGATATCAAATCTTTCGTTGTCAAAACTTGTCCAGTCATCAATCAAGTGAAGCCTACCCATAAAGTCTGCTTTTTCCATATGGAAAGCACTGGCAAGAACATTTACATCAAATTTAGCGTTGTATTCAGCATCCATGAATATTGCCTGTCTTGATTTTGGCGTTGTGGTTCTTACACCAGCCTGATTGTATTTCTTAGACATGAATGTAATCTTGCTAGAAATACCACGGTACTTGCTTGCATCATTTGACATAGTTGTACCGTCACCGATTGAAACTGGTGTTGTCTTGCCGTGTGAAATAGCTTTAATTAGCAGATACTTAAACAGTAAGAATTCATCATACTCTACTGCTGTGTAGATACCGTCTACCAGTTTTGCAATGAATGATGTCACACCGTCAATAGATGTGAATGCCATTCTAAGGTCTTCGTCTTGGATTGTAAGTGGGTACTGTGTACGCCAGTTCATAACGTAGAAAGCACTTCTTACGTCCGGAAGATTTCTCTTAAATTCTCTTGATTCGCCCTTTTCTGCGTCATACTCAACAACGTTGGCGATTCCAATAAAGATATCCTCGATTGTTTCACCAGTTTCAAGATACCCCTTTTTAAGGTGTGCGTATGGATTGTTGAATGTTGCACTTTCAATCACTACTTTTGCGATTCTGTTCATAAGTGCGTTAAGGAACTGATTCTGTAGTGAACCGTTTCCAACAATGATTTCTCCAACTTTAGGAATCATTTTAGCGTCTGTGATTACAGGCACGTTCTGCTGATACTCATAGGATGCATTCTCTCTGATTGTGTTAATGATTTTAAGAGAACTCGCATCAAGTGTAGTTAGTTTAACTCTGTGAGCCATTAGTTTTACATCTCCTTTACTTAAATAATTCTTCAAAATTTTCTGCTACAATTTCCTTGTTTTTTGCGTCATCGTCATCGTCATCGTCATCGTCATTGGTTTTTGTTGTATGATTATTTCCTGCGCTATCACCTGCGGAAAAGAATCTATCTTTATATTTCTGTCTCCACATTTTGTCATTATCTTCATACTTTGTTTTCCAGTCTTCACCGTCTGTTTCGGATAATGAGTTGATTGTGTCTGTTGCATCTTCGATGAATTTTAAGGTATCATCATCTGTACTGTCTTTTGTTCTTTCTTTGATTAGATTTAAAAAATCTTCTTTTGATAAAACTGACATTTCAATACCCCCTTTTAATTCCACCACCGATAATAGCGAACCACATAGGGAATTTCGATTTTGGTTTATAAGGCGTACCACCGCCACCGCCACCACCTACGCTATAAAATCGGTACATTAAAACTGCATTGTTAAGTATTTCTGCTTCTGTTAAATATCTGTCTTCTGCTACCCATCTGTTTATTGTTGTATCATTTCCGTGTGTCTGAATGTAGTTGTAACACTTATTTGCGTTTTGTATACGTTCTTCTAGAGCTGGCACACCAGGTCGTTCCCAACATGACATAAAAGCTTCGGTTAGACCTGAGATATCTGTACTGCTTGAATGTAAGAATTCGTCCAATGATGAAATGCCATGGCTTGTACCAATCCAGTCATTTTCTTCAATTAAGTATTGCATCTGTCCGTTAGGGTCTGTACTTGATAAGCCTTGTGAACTAAGATATTCAAGTAAGGCTGTCTTTCTTCCGCCTGTCCATTGGAATAGACCAAAACCACCACCACCACGCTCATTAAGAGCGGGGTTAATATTGGACTCTCTCCAAGCGTTACCACATAACGCAGATATTACATAGATGCTTGCTCCGATTCCAGTAGCACCACCCTCGCCATATCTTAATAAGATAGGAAAACCATTAGATGTTGATTCACCATTATTGATGCTTACTTGGTCTGCTAATGGGATGCCGTTTGTATGCGCTCCCATGGTAATACCTTTTCCTACACCACCACTTTGATAACACATTTCAGTATGTCCACTTCTTACTAAAATGTCAAATGGCTTCCATTCAATATCTTTACTGTCATATTGTGTGAATCCTAAACCTTTTAATATACTTGCCATATTTCCAGTGTAGAAACCACTAATATTAAGTGGAAATCCTGCTTCGATTACTGCGTAACCCACAAACGTGGAACAATCATAATATGTGATACCATTCACCGTCTTTTGATATCGGTACTGCTGTGAGTATCCAACGTTTGGAGCGTTGCAAGTGTTGATTGCCCATTGATAACCTTTGTTTAGATTTATAGCCATTACGGTTTAATTAGTTTTCCTTTCTTGCCAAGTGAAACCAGTTTATCGTTCTGTGGTGCTGAACCTCTGTAATTTGCTACACCGTTCTTAGTCGCAATACGCTTACGATACGAAAAACTGTAATCTGCACCGATTGATTTCAAACAATCTACAATGGAACAACTACTTGAGTTAAATACTGGAAAATATGTGTATGTTTCACGTGAAACATTCGTGATAGGTTTCACAGTTGGAATATTTGTTTTACACCCAAGAGCAGATGCAATAGCCATGGCACACTTTGTAGCGTTCCATTTGTTCGCATCGTCTTTATCATCCACAAAACAGCATTCAATCAGAATTGCTTTTGCTCTTGTTTCTCTTAGTACACATAAATCTTTTCTGTATTTCACTGGTGAACCGTGGAAGCCAATTCCAAGTGTGTTGGAAATATTTTCTGCAATCTTGTATGCTACGCCATAGATTCTATCGTCATAGCCAAATACTTCAACTCCTCCGGTTTTTCCGTCACCATTGCTGTCATTTCTACCACTATTCAAGTGAATAGAGATGTCTAAGTCAACATTATGATCGTTACACTTAGAAACAATGTTACATAAATTTGCTTTTTGTGTAGTGCTATAATCGTCTGTACAGTCATAAACCGTATAGCCATTTGCTCTTAACAGTTCGATTAACTTATTTTTAACTGCTCTGTCCTCATTTACTTCGTCCAGTAACCCACTAGCACCACGACATTTCAAAGAGTGACCGCCGTGTACATTATACGCTGTCATTTTTCTCACCATCCAGTCTGTCGCATAGCTTCTGTAGAATAATTGTGTTGTTGTTTAATGCTTCTGTAACACTGTTCATCTCTTCTTTGTGTGCGTCTTTTTCTTTAATCATGTACCAAAACATAGCACCGCACATTACAATAGGAAACCCAAGAGTTGAGATTGCTGTTGTTACTGCGTTCATATCCATAGCTTTAATCACATCCTTTCTTATTTAATTATATCATCATAATACCTATTTGTCAACACGTTGTATAATTATAGACACAGTGTCTATTAAAATACATGCTGTTTAATAATTGACAGTTTGTCTATTTTATGGTATAATATAAAAGAGGTGATAAAATGAGTTATTATGACGGTACAAAACTATTAAGTTTATTAGACTTAAACAATAAAAGACCAGAAATTTATATGGTGACAAGTAACCGTACTGGTGGTAAAACCACTTACTTCGGAAAATTGGTTGTTAATAAATTTTTGTCAAAAGGTGAAAAGTTTGGGTTACTTTATAGATATGATTACGAGCTTAGTGGTGTAGCTGAAAAATTTTTCAAAGATATCAAAGAATTGTTTTTTCATGAGTATGAAATGACAAGTAAACCAATGATGCATGGAAAGTTTCATGAATTATTTTTGAATAACGTTTCCTGTGGTTATGCTATGGCACTAAATAATGCTGATGCTGTTAAGAAAAATTCCCATATGTTCAGTGATATCAGCTGTCTTATTTTTGATGAATTTCAGAGTGAAACGAACCGTTACTGTTCCGATGAAGTAAAGAAATTTATTTCTATTCACACCTCTATTGCACGTGGTCAGGGAAAACAAGTACGCTATGTGCCTGTCTATATGATGTCGAATCCTGTGTCACTGATTAACCCGTATTATATTGCTATGAAGATTTCGAACAGACTTAAATCTGATACTAAATTCTTAAGGGGTAACGGATTCGTGCTAGAACAGGGGTATAATGAAAGTGCTAGTAAGGCGCAGACAGAGAGTGGTTTCAATCGTGCGTTTATCAGTGATGACTATGTCGCTTATTCTGCACAAGCTACTTACTTGAATGACAGCAATGCATTCATTGAGAAACCTGTCGGAGAATGTACTTATGTAGCTACACTTCGTTATCTTGGTAGGGATTATGCCATCAAAGAGTATATGGACTTAGGTATTATATACTGCGATGATAGAGCAGACAAGACTTACCCATATCGAATTAGTATTACCACAGATGACCACAACGTCAACTATGTAATGCTAAAGAGCAATGACTTGTTTTTATCTAATATGAGGTACTTCTTTGAACGTGGGTGTTTCCGATTCAAAGACTTACAGTGCAAGGAAGCTGTGTTGCAGGCTCTTAGTTATTAATGGTATCATCTACTGCCAGAAAGCGAAAAACATAGAGACAGAACGCACAGGTGAAAGAGACTGCTGTTTCTATGGTCGGGGTTGCTCCCTTAGCCTAACAGCTTTTAGACCGTTTTCACCAGTAGTTAATGATATAAGAAAAAAGGTACTTTGCTTATGCATTGTACCTTTTTTGTTTTTTATTTATCTAATTTTAATTCAACTTCTTTGTTCAGTTCTTTCTCTTTCTTGAATTTACTATGTTTTCTTGCGTCTCTTGGCATATTTGGATAAGTTGGTTCGTAACATTTGTAAGAATAAAATGGACACTCAAAACAACCTTGTGCGTAATAACTGGAGCAAATTTCAATTAGTTCTTTTACACTAATTTTCATATTTTGACCTCCTCGTTCATGTATAGTGCTTTTGCCAGTTCGGTAGAATTATCACATAAATCAATATATTCAGAAAATACGCTAGGTATAAACCCATCAATATTAACTAAACATTCTCCATCTTTGTGATAAACACAAAAATAGCATTCTTTCTGCATTGCTACACAATGTTTAACAATATCTTGCAATCTAACTTTCATTTTTATTACCTCATTTCATAACTTGTCTCTACCAGTAGTACGCCACCCCTCATTCTCTTTGGTCGGAGTTTGTCTGGTACTTTTAAACCTATCTTAAAATCTGATAAATCTCGTTTGATAGGTTTATCCCCTTTAAATAAAAACTGTTTTTCCTCTTCTGTCCATTCTTTGTGCGTACCTGTTCTAGGCTCTGTATAACCATTTATATCAGCATTGCCTTGCATAGATAATACAAACAGATTCTTGCACTTGTTAGGCATACCTGCACATTTTACATCATAAAACGGTTCTTCTATTGGTTCTCTGTTTTCGTGTGTTACGTGTTCGATATACGTTTTTTGCCTTGTGAATGTAGCAATATCCCAGCATGATTCCAATGACCATGAGTTAAATTCTGTTGGGTGTTCTCTTATTCCCTCTATTTCATCTGGTAATAAATCACAATGAATAGAATCAGTATCGGCATAAATGAAACCACGTTCATTTACACCATGGTAGTTCTTTTGTGCTGCTCTAATCGTAAATTCTCTTGCATATGATGTGATAGCAGAACCACATGGTATATAGCCTGCTTTCTTGTTGTTCTCTTCCTGTCGTATAAAACCAAGTGATTCGTCATCTTTCACATAAGCTATCTTGAATGAACTATCTTTAGATGATGCCTGTTTTCCGTAAAGATTATTCAGAAACAGCTTTGCAAGAGTACGCTGTGCGCCCTTGCTTTTCTTCTTAATCTCGGCGTACTTGTTTATATATTCGTCATAGATACCTTTCATTGCATAGAACCATACACCGTCTATAATCTCAAAATCATATAAGTCATAGTGTTCTAGCATCAAATAATAATCAGTACAAGTTACCACCATTTCTACTATCGCTTCATGCCTATTGTTTCCACTGTCATAATAATACGGAAAATACTTGTCGTATTTCTTACTGTATACGTCACTTGTTTCTAGCATTTCTGTACCACGATATAACGGAGAACCTTTTATCTGTATGAATGGCAAATAACCATGTTTCACGTGAAACCTTGTTCGGATACGCAAGAAAAAGTATCTTGGATTCCCCTGTGGGTCTTTTTTTAACGCTTCTTCGTGAATAAAGTTTCCTCTCCAATAGTGAGGCTTCCCTACTGGGTAAAAGTTACCGCTATCAGAGTGCATCATAGATGGATAAAGACTATTAACATCTGCTGTTGTACCGTAATGATATATTTTATTTTCTTTCCCTCTTACAAGATAGCACCAACCACCACGGTATGATTTGCGAATGTAATCTCCAAAAGTAGGGTATTTTGTTATTCCTGTTTCTATCTTATAAATATCGGGGAATAATTGAGCGTAATCTGTCTTGTCATAGCCTTTTTTGAACTCTTCCAAACAGCATGAGCCAATGGTTGATTTATCATGCCCCTGTTCTAGCATGATTTCAAGTGCTTCTTTTACCACAAGAACATCATTTGCAATATACTCTCGTTCCTTGTCTGTTATCTCACATCCTGCATATCTGTAGCCAGTGTATTCCATATCTAGCTTTTTGTGTTTCGTTGCGAATGATTTTCCAATAACTTCAACGGAGAATGGTAAAAGCTTCAAAGAATCACGAAACTCTAGTAACTTATTGTTAGGAAGTTTCTGTGTGATAGAATACCACATTCCCTTGTCGGAGATACTGTATCGTACTTCATTGGTTTGAATTTCCTTGTTCTTTTTCCATGAGTACACGCCGTTATCATTGTTGAGTGCCTGTGGATATTTCTTTTGCGCTAATAAATAGTCAAGTATGAAAGCACCATCAAATTTTAGATTGTGAAAAAATGCTATAATATTTGTATCTAAAGCACGAAAGTATGTAAACATATCTTCAATTCGATGCAGAATTGTAACATTCTCTGTGAATAGTTCAACAATGGCAACCGCCCATACCTCTGTGTGGTCTTGGTTGTCGTATACGGTAGTCTCAAAGTCGCACATGAACATTCTTGTTGTACGTTTACTATTCATAGACGTTGTCCTCGATATCCCACGAATAAAGTGACTCTTGCTCATCGTTTAAAGAATCACGTTCTACTACTGATAATGCCCTACCACTAATAATCTCTCCAATAGCTTCCAATGATGAAGCAACATTTACACCTTTTGAGTCTGTTAAAACTACTTCCAAGTGCAACTTTATTGCATCCCAGTTATTAGCAAGACGTTCTCCTACAGCTATTTCACCATCTTTATTTAAAGTGTTGCGATAAAGAGCTAATAGAGCAGACTGTGCTTCTTGCGCTCTTTCTATATTAGCGTTCTTTCTTTTTTTACCATATATATTCTCTGTTGGAATTGGCGATGTTATCCTACTTAAAAACTCTGTCATAAAGTTACTATTTGTAATGTCTCCGAGCTGTGGCTGATTCAAATGGTATTCACCATCTAAATCATGTGTAGTTGGCAGATTGTCAGTAGTCCAAAATTCTCTAGCGGATTCCTTATTACGCTTTCTTGTCTCTGCACTTCGCTTGGCTCGTTCAGATGCCAGTTCGTGTTTGAGTTTACCGACTGTTGAGATTTCCCCTGTTATAGTTGAATAGGCTTCCTGTTTTGCAAGATTCTTAATGTCTTTTTTTAACTGCCTTGTTATCTTTGCCAAGTCTCTTCCTTGGATGCCCCATTTTCTCAACTGTGATTCTGTTTGATAGACATTTGCACCACGTAATTCAATATTCTGTTTTCTTAATGCTGATACTTTGCGCTGATATTGCTTATAGTATTGACTATACTTTGATTTGCTCTTTTTCAATTTTATCACACCTCTCACATTTTTAGATTAAAAGAGGGTAGGCGTTCTGCCCACCCATTATATTTTAGGAAAGAAAATTATTTGCTATGAAAAATACTTTACTTATTTTACTGAGTTTACATCTAGCCCACAGTCAACAAATGGACGTCCTGCTTTTGTTTCTCCACTGCGTTTTACGATTGCATACGGTTTACCATGCATCAACTCATGAATTGACTTCAAAGAAGACTTGAATGTTGCGGACTGTGTTGAATACACTTTTCCATCAACTGTGATGATAGAAAGAAGCTCTGCTTCTGTTCCGTCATTCTTTGTATCTTTGTACTCAATGTAAGCATCTACTGGAATTGATGTTCCGTCTTCTACATCTTTCATGGATGTTATTCCTGCATCCATTGTCATAAGATACTGCTCTACTTCTGTTAAATCTCTGCTTGCTTTTGTGATTGTAATTTTACTCATTATTATTTTCTCCTTTTTCTTTTACTTACTCTTCTACTTCGTCTGTATCTTCTTTTTTGTCTCTTGGAGGTAATACCTCTGCCATTTCGATAAATTTCTTTTCATCCATGCCGTACAGTGTCTCAATAACTTCTGTTGAAACGATTGACACTGGTTTGAGTGTTTCTGTCTCTACTACTTTAGTGACCGCTTTCATCAGCTTCTTTTCATCTGTGTAAGTTCCTGCGATTTTCACCTCGTAGTTATCAACTTTTGCTGTCTCTGTGTCTACACACATAACAATAACTTTAGTTGAACAGATTGTTCTTGTTACTTTTCTTGCTCTTGCCATTTTTACTTTTTTCACCTCTTTCTTTTTTTGTTTTGTACTTGCTAGACTGCCTGAGAACACGGTTTCATTAGAAACCGAATCAGATAAAAGGAATCGAACCTTTACACATAACCACCGATTTTTTCGCCTGCATGGGTGTCGGAATATCTGTTGTTTTTTGTGAGTGGACGGTGCTGTGTACACCGCCCTATATGGTGTGGTATTTTGCAAGTTGGATAATATTTATCTTCCTTACATTATTAAGTATATCAGATGTTGCTTGAAATGTCAAGTGTTTTTTAAAAGTTTTTTCTAAAATAATGTGATATAATCAAGTGTAGTTGTCTGAATAAAAATATATGCCACAATCAAAACTGATATAATGTAGAATAACATATTTGTAAATTTTTTTCTCATATTTACATGTACCTCCAAAAATGCTATTACTAATTTACGGCATTGGAACTAAGATACCTATTACAATTCCAATCAAGTAAAATGTGCCATATATCAATATTGTTAATGCTATGATTAAAATAATTGATTCTATGATGCTTTTTATTTTTCTTTTAATTTTTCTTCTACCCATGAATATAGCTCCTTTATTAATGTTGCACTGATTGGCACGTCAATTCGCTGGTCATTTGTTATGTATGCGATATAGTATTTGCCATTATCGTATACTTTATCTTTGATTTTATACAAGAATGCATAGTGTATGTTTGTCTTGTACGTTGTGTTACATACACTTAATGCTGTTCCGTGTTCTTCTATCATAATGTCTTTGATGTGCTCGTACTCCTCAATAGTTTGAGGAGTTACGATTTCAGGGTGTTCATAAATAGTTTCGCAGAAGTGGTCTTGAAAACGCTTGCGAACTTGTGCGTGGGTTATCCATTCAGCCATAAGTTTTTTCACCACCTTTCTAATGTTTAACATGAAACATTTTATACTAAGTCATAGCCATATTTCATATTAATAATACTACCATCCATAAGTTTATCACATAACCCTCTATTAAACATTTCATGTTGAATTGAAGTTGGTTTATCTATTCCACACTCATTTTTTATATATCCATTGCATGCTTTAATAAATAAATTTACGATTTCTCTATCCGCAGAAGTATATTTTATTTTTGTACCATAAATTACTATTTCTTTCGTCTGTTCTACAACATATTTTACGATGAAAACATCTTCACTATTAAATGCACATTTTTTAATAATACTTGTTAATTTTTCATCATCATAAATTAAAAAATATGTTTCTAATATGTTTTCAATGTCACATCTGACATTTCCTTTTGAGTCTATAGTTGTCTTAGTAGCATTGATTTTTACGAACTCTTCCATGTCCTTTGCATTTTTAAGTGTGATTTTAATTTCTGTCATTGTTTTTTATCCTTTCTATTTTTATAACTTATTTTATTATACTAGAATATGCATTCTATAACTTTAAAACCTTTTTCAAGTGCTATTTTATAAATAGTATCATTCATTTTTTCTTTTTCTTTCTCGTTATCTGAAAAATAACCGTATTTATCATGAAAAAGCTTACTCTTAATATTTCTGAAAATATATAACTCATTATCTTTAATAAAACAATTTTTATTACTTATTTTAGTATTTAAATTAGCTTCTTTTAACATTTTATAATATTCAATTTGTTTATTCGGCTGAATATCATGCAAGCTAATAACATTTCTAACAACGCCACATGTTTTACCATTTTCTCCTTTAATCGTTATACTGTTCTTACTGATTTTAATTTCTTTACCAATGCAATCTAATATACTTGACATATTTTTATCTCCTTTTTATTGAATCTTATTGTTTTCCTTTACTGTAATTATATTATAGCATTGTACCTTTTAATTGTCAATAGATTTACATAAATTAATTAAATAATATTGTACTTT